AACACGTGTAAGCCCATGATTTCACTCGTGTTACTACTACTGCCACTACTAAGCCATAAATAGCTTGACTTATGTGAAGACTTATGTTATACTATTGTTGTAATTAGGGACAATTTGTGTTATGACCACTGAACTTTCCGAAGTTAAAAAAAGAGGTCGTGGCAGACCCCGTAAGTCAGAGTTAGCCGCTGTAAAACCCGGTAACAAGGGTAAAGTGGGTAGACCCAAGGGTGACGCCGCTATAATCAACGAGTACAAATCTCGTATGTTGGCTTCCCCTAAGTCTAAAAAGGTCCTTGAGACTATTTTTGATGCTGCCTTGGACAACGACCATAAGAATCAGGCTTCTGCTTGGAAGCTAATTATGGACCGTATGCTACCTGTAGGTGCATTTGAGCGAGAAGTAGTGAAGGACGGTGGTAGAAACGCCATACAGATCAACATTACTGGTGTTGGTACTGTAGACGTAAGCGATCCCAGTGATGTTATCGAAGGAGAAGTAGTAGATGAGTCTTAAGTACTTTACATTAGACGAGTTCAACTGCCAAGTCACTGGTGAAAACAAGATGGAACCGGAGTTCCTACAGAAGCTTGATCGTTTACGTGCTGGGTGTGGGTTCCCGTTTGTCATAACAAGCGGTTATAGACACCCCATAGAACATCCTATTGAAGCTGCCAAGGATGTTCCGGGGACCCATGCCCAAGGCATCGCAGTAGACATCCAAATTACTAACTCAGCTCAACGTATTGTCCTCGTGCAACAAGCTCTTGAAAAGGGCTTCACGGGCATAGGCATTGCCAAAACATTCGTCCATGTGGACACACGTGGTACTACTCCTGTAATGTGGGTATACTAATGCTTTACACTAAGAATAAAAACCTGACCGACACCAGTACACAAACTATTATTACTGTCCCTGATGGTCACGTAGCTCACTGGAACTTAGTCTTTGTTGCTAACTTGCACAACGCTACTAACTCCATTACTCTATTTGTGGACAAACCTAGTCCAACTCCTGATGTCTATATCTACAACGGCACTAACATAAGTTCCAAAGAACATCTAATGATCGACGGTCAAGCAGTGTTTGTACTACAGCCCGGTGACGTTATTAAAGCGTCCACAAGTGGTGCAGGTAATGTCGAAGTAGTAGTGACTTTTGACCTGCTCCCAGCACCAACAGTGTTTAACAACTTTAATGGATCTTGACATTGAGCTACTGCCTTGGCAACAAGATGTCTGGGCAGACAACACTAGATTTAAGATTGTAGCAGCAGGTAGACGTACAGGGAAGTCTAGGCTTGCAGCATGGATGCTTATTGTAAACGCTTTGCAGGCCGAGAGGGGCCACGTGTTCTACGTAGCGCCAACACAGGGACAGGCACGTGACATCATGTGGCAGACCTTGTTGGAACTAGGGAACCCTGTCATCTCAGGTAGCCACATTAACAACTTACAGATTAAGTTAGTCAACGGTGCAACCATAAGCCTCAAAGGGGCCGATAGACCAGAGACAATGCGTGGTGTCAGCCTTAAGTTCCTAGTGTTGGACGAGTACGCAGACATGAAGCCTGACGTATTTGAGCAGATCCTAAGACCTGCCTTGGCTGACCAGAAGGGCTGTGCGATGTTCATAGGAACACCTATGGGTCGCAACCACTTCTACGAACTGTATAAGTACGCAGAGCTAGGTGACGACGAGACTTACAAAGCGTGGCACTTTACTTCCTATGACAACCCAATCTTGGACCCAAATGAAATTGACACCGCTAAGAAATCTATGTCGAGCTATGCGTTTCGTCAGGAATTTATGGCGTCATTTGAAGCTCGTGGGTCAGAAATGTTTAAAGAGGACTGGGTAAAGTTTGACACAGAAAGCTCAGGAGAAGGGGACTACTACATAGCAGTTGACTTAGCAGGTTTTGAAGAAGTCAACAAAAAGAGAACTAAGAACACTAAGCTAGACGAAACAGCTATTGTTGTAGTAAAAGTAAATCCAAATGGGTGGTACGTAGAAAACATTATATATGGTCGTTGGACTCTTGACGAAACAGCAGCCAAGATATTTCAAGCTGTAAGAGACTACGAGCCACTCAGTGTAGGCATCGAGAAGGGCATTGCAAAGCAAGCAGTAATGTCTCCTCTGCTGGACCTACAGAAGCGACACGGGACGTTCTTCAGAGTCGAGGAACTTAGTCACGGTAACAAGAAGAAGACTGACAGGGTCATGTGGGCGCTTCAGGGACGCTTTGAAAACGGATTTGTAACTCTGAATAAAGGGGAGTGGAACTCTAGGTTCTTAGACCAACTGTTTCAGTTCCCTGACCCACTAACTCACGACGACTTAGTTGATGCTTTAGCTTACATTGACCAGCTTGCAAACGTAGTTTATGACTACGAATACGAAATTGATGACCATGAAATTTTAGACGTAGTCTCAGGATACTAGGGAACCAAACTATGAGTGACTTATTTGAACCAGATCCCCTTATGATGGAAGAATCCATTGAAAGCTGGGTTATAACCAAATGTGAAGATTGGCGTGACAACTACCAGTCTAACTACGAAGAACGCTTTGATGAGTACTACAGACTCTGGAGAGGAATCTGGGACCCAGCAGACTCAGAACGTAAGTCAGAGAGAAGTCGTATTATTTCTCCTGCGCTTCAACAAGCTGTTGAGTCAAACGTAGCAGAGCTAGAGGAAGCTACCTTTGGTCGAGGCAAGTGGTTCGACGTGTCCGACAACGTGGGTGACTCAGAGCGTCAAGACGTGATGTTCCTGAGAAACAAGTTGACAGAAGACTTCGAGGACTGTAAGGTCCGTAAAGCAGTAGCAGAGTGTCTAATCAACGCTGCTGTCTACGGTACTGCTATGGGTGAGATTATCATCGAAGAAATGAAGGAAATGGCTCCTGCAACTCAGCCCATCATGGGTGGTGACTTACAGGCAGTTGGAGTCAACATTACAGAAAGAGTCAAAGTAAAACTTAAGCCTGTACTCCCTCAGAACTTCTTAATTGACCCTGTGGCTACCAGTGTTGAAGACGCTTTAGGAGTAGCAGTAGATGAGTTCGTAAGTCTACATCAGGTTGAGCTTTTGCAAGAACAGGGTGTTTACCGTGATGTTTACGTAGGTCCTGCTGCTACTGACTCAGAATTGGAACCAGACCAGCTTTACTCTGTGTACAACGACGACAAAGTTCGTCTCACTAAGTACTACGGTTTAGTCCCTAGAGAGCTTCTTGAGTCTGCTATGGCTGACGAAAACGAAGAAGAAGAAGAAATAGTAGAAGTGACTGAAGACTCAGAGTCAAAACGAGAGTCAAGGTACGTAGAGGCAGTTGTAGTAATTGCCAATGGTGGCATCTTGTTGAAAGCGGAAGCTAACCCTTACATGATGCAGGACAGACCCATCGTTGCTTTCCCTTGGGACGTAGTACCCGGAAGGTTCTGGGGTCGAGGCGTGTGTGAAAAAGGTTATAACTCTCAGAAGGCTTTGGACGCTGAGTTACGAGCTAGGATTGACGCTCTAAGCCTCACGATTCATCCTATGCTGGCTGTGGACGCTACTAGGCTACCACGTGGAGCTAAACCAGAAGTACGTCCCGGTAAAATGATTTTAACAAACGGAGATCCACGTGAAATTTTACAGCCGTTTAACTTTGGACAAGTTAGTCAAATTACCTTTGCTCAGGCGTCTGCTCTACAGCAGATGGTACAACAGGCTACTGGTGCGGTTGACTCTGCTGGAATCGCGGGTTCAGTTAACGGAGAAGCTACGGCTGCTGGTATTAGTATGTCTCTTGGCGCTATTATTAAACGCCATAAGCGCACACTCATTAACTTCCAGCAGTCTTTTTTGATCCCTTTTGTAAAGAAAGCAGCCTATCGTTACATGCAGTTTGATCCTGAGAACTACCCTGTTGCTGACTACAAGTTTAACGCGAGTAGTACTCTGGGTATCATTGCTAGAGAGTACGAAGTGACTCAGCTTGTACAACTGCTACAGACTATGGAAAAAGGCTCTCCTCTGTACAACACACTGATCCAGTCTATCATTGACAACATGAACTTGTCTAACCGAGAAGAACTTGGTGCAGCTCTTCAGAAGGCTATGGAGCCTAACCCAGAAGCACAGCAAATGGCTCAGGCAGCACAAATGGCACAGGTTGAGTTCCAGAAGTCACAGACTGCAGCTTTGGCTAGTCAGGCTGCTGAGTCTCAGTCAAGGGCACAGAAAATGGCTATGGAAACACAGCTTATGCCTTCGGAGCTTGAGATTGACCGTATCAAAGCAGTCACCACAAACATACGCAAAGGAACAGAAGACGACAAAGAGTTTGAGCGTAGACTTAAAGTTGCAGACATGCTCCTTAAGGAAAGACAACTTGAGATGCAAAAGAGCAGCCAATCAGCCAAAGAAATTAAGGAGAAGGAGTCGTCTGAACTTGAGCAACAACTCATGTCACGGTTGACCTCTGATGGACGTTAGAGTACTACTCCTCGCTCTTGACGACAAGTTTAGCGGCCTCATGAAAAAACTTGAGGACCGTGTAAGCAAAGTCAAAGCCATGAAAGGCGACACTGGCCCTGCTGGTGTTGCTGGCCCTAAAGGTGACGTAGGCCCCAAAGGGGACACTGGACCTGAAGGAAAGCAGGGCAAAGACGGCAAGGACGGTAAAGACGGGAAGGACGGAGAAGAAGGCAAAGAAGGAGTAGGGGTACAAGACGCCTCAGTGGACTTTGACGGCCATTTGGTCCTTACTTTGACTAACGGTGAAGAGGTAGACGCAGGGGCCGTGAAGGAGCTTAACGAAGCTCAGGCACCCAATGTCTACAACATCTCTATGGGTAGTATGGCTAGTCGTGCTGACCTTAAGAACGCTACGGCTAAGATTATCACGAGTAACCACACCACAGGCGGCTCTGAGATCCTAAAGGTTACTTCTGGTGTCGTGGTTCACTTAAGAGAGCACCCGCAGAACCGAGAGACCGTTATCATCAATTGTCGTACTGATGACAGGATTGACATCGTAGGTGAGATTAACATTGTCAACATGTCTTACTACGACATAGCCCAGTACAACGTAGATGAATTTGGACTTGGTAGTATTATTGTAGAACAAGACGACACCACGATACACCTAGTGTACATCCAAGAATTTAAAGAGTGGTTGGCAATATAATGAGCTATGTACCTCAATCAAGAGCAGACCTAGCTACTGCTACTCCTTATACCTTAACTTCAGACCACACTACGTCTGGAACAGAGATTCTTAGGTGTGCTGCAGACGTAGACATTATTTTAAATCCAGCCCCTAAAGACAGAGAAACAGTCGTCATGTACTTAGCTACGGCTAATACGGTAAACATTACTGGGGACATTAGGATATATAGTGCTGCTCTGTACAACATAGCCCAATTTAACATCGATGAGTTTGGGGGATCAACCTTAACTTTTAACACACAACACGCCACAGCACATCTTATGTACGTAAGAGACTTTGAGGAGTGGCTTGCAATTTAACAACCAAGAGGATAATCATGCTAACGGACAAAGAACTAAGTGTTCTCCTAAAACACATTGACAAACAATTTGAAGACAAGTGGCAACAAATTAAAAACTTAGAACTAAAAGTAGAGGAGCTTTCCAATGGCAAAGGAGAAGGACCCAAGACTAACAAGGGCGGGAGTAAGTGGGTTCAACAAACCAAAGAGGACTCCTAGTCATCCTACTAAGTCGCACGTAGTAGTTGCCAAAGAAGGTGACGAGATTAAAACCATTAGGTTTGGACAACAAGGAGTTAGCGGTGCGGGTGCAGCCCCTAAGTCTGAGAAAGACAAAGCCAGACGCAAATCATTTAAGGCTCGCCATGCAAAGAATATTGCAAAAGGTAAGATGTCAGCAGCCTATTGGGCCAACAAGGAGAAGTGGTAATGCCAAAAGTAGCAGGGGTTAAGTACCCGTACACCAAAACTGGAGTTGCAGCAGCTAAGAAAGCAGCTAAAAAGAAGAAGAAGCCAATGAAAAAGGGCTACTAAATACTTCTTGACTTTAACCTAAAAATATGCTATACTATAACTGTAGTATTAACTAAAGGAAACTTATGACACCCGAGCTTGAAACTTACTTTGACAACTACAACAAACTCTTCAATCACGAAGGTTTCAAACAACTCGTTCAAGAGCTATCCTCAAATGCAACTAAATTAGCTGACATTCAGTCAGTTAAAGATACCGAAGATCTCTTCTTTCGCAAAGGCCAAGTTGCTGCTTTAGCTTCTGTAATTAACTTAGAAGCAACAATTACAGTAGCTAGAGAACAAGCAGAAGAAGAAGAAGTAGATGATTAAAGTATACGACTTCCGTTGTGAAAATGGACACGTATACGAAAAGTTCGTAGCCTCTAGCACTGCTGAGAGTAGGTGCAATTGCGGTGCTAGTGCTACAAAAATGGTGTCTGCCCCGGCTTTTATACTTGATGGACACACTGGGGACTTCCCCGGTAGACACATGAAGTGGGTAAAAGAACACGAACAAGCAGGCAAAAAAACTCAATCTCCATAATGACTAAGTTCACGGAGTTTAATTATGTCTAGAGCAACACTGGTGGATATGCAGCCTGAAGAGGAAACTGCAGATACCCTAGAAAACGAAGAACCCGTAGAGACTCAACTACAAGAAGAAGTTGAACAACCTCAACAAAACCCTACAGTACCTGATAAGTACCAAAATAAGTCCTTAGAAGAAGTAGTGCAGATGCACCAAGAAGCTGAGAAGCTTTTAGGTCGTCAGTCCTCAGAAGTAGGGGAACTTCGTAAGGTTGTAGATGACTTTATTACAAGTCAACCACAACAACAAGCACCTCAACAATACGTTGAGCCTGAAGACGATATAGACTATTTTACAGACCCTCAAGCAGCCGTTAATCGTGCTATTGAGAACCACCCTAAAATTAGAGAAGCACAAGAGTACTCCACTCAGTACAAAAAACAAGCGTCTCTGGCCTTGCTTAATGGCAAACACCCAGAAATGCAGGATATCCTTAAGGACCCTAAGTTTGCTGATTGGATTAAGGCTTCAAAGATTAGGACTCAGTTGTTTGTAGAAGCTGACCAACAGTACAATGCTGATGCTGCAGACGAACTGTTTTCACTCTGGAAGGAGCGTAAGACAGTAGCGGAGCAGACAGTGCAAGTTGAGAAACAAGCACGTAAGCAACAACTTAAGGCAGCTAACACAGGCGGAGCACAGGGTAGTTCTGAAGTAAGTCGTAGAAAAGTATATCGCAGGGCCGACATTATTAAACTAATGAAAACAGACCCAGAGCGTTACCAAGCTTTATCAGAAGAGATACTGAAAGCATACGCGGAGGGTCGAGTCAAATAATCTAAAAGGAGATTGACATGGCTACTGCTACATATCCCGGTGCAGGGGGCAACACTGCAAAGACAGAAGCGGCTACTTTTATTCCAGAAATCTGGAGTGACGAGATCATCGCTGCTTACCAAAAAAACCTGAAAATGGCCCCTCTTGTTAAAAAGATTAGCATGAATGGCAAGAAAGGTGACAAACTTCACATTCCTAAGCCCGTCCGTGGTGACGCAAATGCTAAGGCTGCCGATACTGCAGTTACTATCATTGCAAACACTGAAGGCGAACTGACTGTTGACATCGATCGTCACTTTGAGTACTCACGTCTCATCGAAGACATCGTTGAAGTCCAAGCTTTAAACAGCCTCCGTCAGTTTTACACTGAAGACGCTGGTTACGCTTTGGCTACTAAGATCGACGCTGATCTCCACTCTTGTGGTACTGGTTTCGGCAACGGTGGTGCAGTTGTGTTCTCTGGTTCAGTAGCTCCTACTGACTATCAGCACACTGGCTGTTTCTTCAACGACGCCGGTACGACGACTCAGTACACTGACGACACTCTTGTTGCTGGTGATGACTTCACTGATGCTTTCTTCCGTGACATGATTCAGAAGTTGGACGACAACAATGTACCGATGGAAAATCGTGTACTTGTTATTCCTCCTGCTACTCGAAATGCTATCATGGGGATTGACCGTTACGTGTCTTCTGACTTCGTAGGCGGTCGTGGTGTTGAGTCTGGCTTAATCGGTAACTTGTACGGAGTAGACGTATATGTCTCTGCTAACTGTGCAACTATCGAAGCTGCTGGTGATAACACTGCTTCCTCTGTAGACACTCGTGCTGCTATGCTCTTCCATCGAGACGCTATTGTTCTCGCAGAGCAGTTGTCAGTACGTTCACAAACCCAGTACAAGCAGGAATACTTGTCAACTCTGTTCACGGCTGACTGCCTGTACGGTGTTGAAGTATACCGTCCTGAAGCTGGTTTCGTTCTTGCAGTTCCTTCTGCCTAAGAACTCTAAGGGGGTCTTCACAGGCCCCCTTTTTCTTTTTTAGCCCTCTCACACCTCGGGCAGCATAGTAGTCAATATCAGAGGATAGACCATGAGTAATTACACCAAAACCGTTGACTTTGCCGCAAAGGATACTTTACCTTCAGGTGACAGCGGCAAAATTATTAAAGGAACTGAGTTTGAAACTGAGTTCGACAACATTTCAACAGCAATTGCAACCAAAGCAGACTCTGCAGCTCCCACGTTTACTGGGACTTCAGTATTTACAAACTTAGACATTAATGGTACTGTACAAGCAGACGGAGCAGTAACAGTAGGTGTAGACGACACGGGTTACGACGTTAAATTCTTTGGTGCTACCGCAGGTAAAAGCCTATTGTGGGACGAAAGTGCTGATACCTTAATTGTCACAGGTACTACTACTTTAGTTGGTACTGCTAATTTAGACGCCGTAGACGTTGACGGCGACATGACGTTCGGAGATAACAACAAAGCCATCTTCGGCGCTGGCAGCGACCTACAGATTTATCATACGGGTACTTACAGCCTAATTGCGGACACTTCTGGTACTGGCCCATTGCGTGTTGTAACTAACACGTTTCAATTGAACAATGCCGCAGATACGCAAAACATGATTAATGCGGCTGAAGGCGGCGCTGTTAATTTATACCACGCAGGTAACGCCAAACTAGCCACCACAGCCACAGGCATTGATGTCACGGGTGACATTGTACTGGGGGATACTAACCCCACTATCACAATGAATGACAGTTCTGTAACCAATCTTCAACATTTAATTACTAGCTCTAGTGACAGGCTAATAATTGCTGCTGATAATAATGATGTATCCGCTGGATCAAAAATAGAATTTTATGTTGATGGCACTAAATATTCAGAGGTAACCCCCACAGGCATTGATGTCACGGGTACGGTCACGGCGGATGGGTTGACTGTTGATGGCCCTGCAAGTTTTGATACAAACGATGCTGCAAACCCAGTTGTTATTTCTCGTTTTGGCAGCACAAACGAAAGCCTTAGTATTTCTATTAATGACAGCATGACTAGTTTTGTTAGTGAGCAAGATGAGGCTGACACAACTCGTTATGGTGGTTTTGAATTTATAGGCAGACACGCAGGTACAAATAGAACACGATTAAAAATTGACCACACAACAGGAGACATCAGCTTCTACAATACGGCGGGCAATTCACAAGCTCTGTTCTGGGATGCTTCGGCGGAGTCTTTGGGTATTGGTGTTACTTTGCCAACAGGTATCCTTTCAATTTCAGGGGCCGATACAACCACAAAACCCCAAATAAGATTTATGACGGGAGCCGCAACGAATCTAGCAGATGCGGCTATTTCAACCACTGATGACTCTGGTGGTACAAGTTTGTTAATTGGTTCAAACCAATACTACTCGGGTGGGTCTATTTCTAGATTTACTACGAGCCGTAGCGGTTCGGCTATAAACTTCGGGTACACGGGGACTATGAAGTTTTACACAGGTTCAGGAACCGCCGCCCCAAGCGAAGCCATGCGCATCGATGACGACGGGAACTTGCTGGTGGGTGGTACGTCAGTAGGTGATTCTGATTCGTGTGCTATTGAATCGTATGGTGCAATAACAATAGCTAGAGCTTCTGGTGTTGGCAGAATCCATATGACCTTCACAAATGGAGGAGCTACCGTTGGTACAATTTCTACAACTGGTTCTGCAACAGCCTACAACACCTCCTCAGACCAACGCCTCAAGGACAACATCGTAGACGCACCTTCTGCTTCTGACGACATTGACGCTATCCAAGTGCGTTCATTTGACTGGAAAGCTGACGGGTCACATCAGAAGTACGGCATGGTTGCTCAAGAGCTTCTTGAGGTTGCACCTGAAGCAGTATCAGCACCAGAAGACCCCGAAGAAATGATGGGCGTGGACTACAGCAAGCTAGTCCCAATGATGCTCAAAGAAATCCAATCACTACGCGCACGAGTCGCACAACTAGAATCCTAAAGGAGAAACAACATGGCAACAGTATGGCAAATCAGTCAAATGGAAAGAACGCTTGCAGACGGTGGCGTAGTCGTATGTCACTGGCGAGCTAACGCATCAGAGACCGTAGGAGAAGGCGATGACGCTGTGACCTACTCAGCGACTAACTACGGCACTGCTGGCTTTACACCAGATCCTAGCAGCTCCGATTGGGTGGCCTATGACGACATCACAGAGGACTTGGCGCTGTCATGGTGCTTTGCTAACGGTGTTGATAAGGACGCTATTGAAGCATCACTGGCGGCTAACATTGACCTCCAGAAGAACCCAACTCAAGCATCTGGAGTTCCGTGGTAATGCAAGAAGAGACTAAAGCAGTTATAGACGCAGTAGCGGTAGGTGGGACTGTGGGGGCACTGGCTGGATGGTTGCCCCCTTTAGCTGCTTTAGCCACTATTGTGTGGACTTGTCTCCGCATCTGGGAGACGGACACCGTACAAGGTTTATTTAAAAAAGAGGACAAGTAATGTGGACTACGTCGATCTTATTGCATCTCTTTGGCCTATCTTTGTAGGATTTATTACTTTAGTTATTGTACTTGGTAAGCTACATGCAGACGTAGACGTACTCAAAGAAAAAGTTAGAACATTATTTGAACTCTGGAACAAGCGTAATGATTGATAAGCTCATAGGTCCCATTACGGGACTGCTGGACAAGTTCATTGAGGACAAAGATCAAAAGAGTTCTTTGGCGCACGAAATTGCAACAATGTCACAGAAACATGCGCAAGAAATTGCGTTGGCTCAGATTTCAGTCAATACTCAGGAAGCTAAAGGCAACTGGTTTCAGTCCTCTTGGCGTCCTGCTACTGCGTGGGTTTGTGTCTGTGGATTCATGGTAAACTTCCTAATCAGCCCTTTGGCTGCTCCCTTTGGTATTATTGTCCCTCAAGCAGACACTTCAGTTATGCTCCCTGTCCTCATGGGTATGTTGGGTTTAGGCACGATGCGTAGCTTTGAAAAGACTAAGGGAGTGTCTAAGTAATGGGTAAAAGGTCACCAATAAAACAAACAGTTAAAACTGGTCAGGACATTACTGATAGTTTGTTGGATGCGGAATACGCTAAAACTGCTCAAGCATGGTGGGACGTTAGAAGGCCCGATGTTTTCTTTGGTGTTCAGGGTGAGCGTACAGACGAACAAAAAGCGCGAGTAAAACAGTTTAGACAAGAGTGGGGCAACGTAAGAGGCGCTGCTGCTGTTAACGGTTTAGTAGACGGTACGTACACAGCGGATCAACTAAGTCAAAACTGGGGTGCTGAGAACTTAGCCTCAGTCATTAGAGCTGAAACTTTTGAAGTAGGTGAGTTTAACGAAGGTGATAACTTTGGGTCTTATTTACAGTCAGAGTTTGATAATGTATCTAGCTTTATTAACCCAAGTAATGAAGGAGTTAGAGGTACTTTAGGAACTATAGACACTGCTTTAGCACAAGGCTCAGGCGGACCTAAAGGGGCTGAAAGAGGCGTTACAGTTACTGCTGGTGACTTAGCTAGTTCTTCTTATATGGATGCTGTTCGCTCTGCTGCTGAAACAGCTGGTGTTGACATATACGTTGACGGCCCTGCGGGTGGTCAATACGAACTAAACGTAGGCCAGTACGATGATGTACCTTTAGGGTCTTATCATACTGTACGTGAAGCCGACTCACCTTTAGAAATGATCTTTGAAGCTGTACTTAAAGCTGTTGTTGTTAATGTTTTAACAGCAGGTTTAGGCGCAGAATTAGCATCATTAGGTGAAGCTTTAAGCAGTTCAGGTGAACTCGCTACGATGGCGAGCATGTCTAACGGTGCTAATGTAGCTTATGAAACTACTGAGTGGGCTAGAAATGTAGGAGATATTTTAACAGGCATAGGACAAACACTAGAAGCTGGTGGTGCTATATCCTCTGGTACTGCCGCTGCTGCTGGTGGTGGCATACCTCCTTATGTTATGACCCTTATAAAAAATACTGCTTCTAATGAAGGTGTTATTTCTGATGTAATAGAAGTAGTTGACGTTATTAATACTGCTGCTTCGGCAGTTGAATCAGAAGAAATACCAGAAGCCGTCATTCAAGAAGAAGAAGAAGAAGTTTCCCTAGAAGCAGACCCAGACTTAATGGGAACTGCAACTATTGAGGAAACCATAGGTGACGAAGACTTTACTACTGCTCCTTTACCTACTCCAGAAATTATAGTTGACGAAGTACCTATAGACGAAATACCTATAGAAATAACAGAGCCTGAAGTAGAGTTTGTAGACCCCAGTACGGACAGTGGTGGAGGCGGTGGTGGCGGTGAGGAAAGTGGAGGCGATAGTTCTGCTGGAGCTGGCACTACTGCTACTACTGGGGGAACTGAGGCTGCTGGAGGTACTGTCGGTTCTGGAGGTGCTTCAGGTTCCAGTGAAGGAAGCACTGGTGACGCCCAAAGCACTGACGCTTCTGGAGCAGGAACTGAATCGGTTGAGTCTGAAAGTGGAGTTATAGTCGGTTCAAACGACGGTGTTCCCTATACTAGAAACCCAGTTATAGCTGACAACGGCCCTTGGGTTTATCAAGGGGGAGGCGTGTGGATTATACCTACCGACGAAGAACAAGTTTTACGAGAAGTTTTAGTAGCGGAAGATTATGGTGGTACTTTGGCTGTACAGCTTGCAGAGTTAGCAGCGGGTGAGCCTGACCCTAACTTACAAGCAAAGTACCTTGAAGAAGCTAAAAGGTATATAGGAGATTCTGAAAACTTACCTCCTAATTTTGAAGGAATGACTGCGGAAGAGCTTGAAGAGTTCTTAAAAACACCAACTGGTGAAGTTATTGACGAAACTCCAGAACAGCCCGTTTTTAACGATCCTAATTATGATCCTAATAAAGCAGAAATTTTTAAAGAAGGAGACAGAGCTGATATAGTCCAGAGTTCTGTAGGTACTGGAAATACTACTACTTCGGAGACTGAAGAACAGATTGAGGCTAAGGCAGCAGAAGAACCAGAAAACAATTTTTCAACTGATATTTTAGAAGTTCTTATTGAGGAAGTAACTAACAACAACTCTACAGCCCCTGCCGATATAGACACTACAGGCGGTGCTTCAACCAGTACTACTGAAACTACAGGTACTACAGGTACAACAGGCACTACAGGCACTACAGGCACTACAGGCACTACAGGCACTACAGGCACTACAGAAGTAGTAGTAGTAGACCCTAATCAATCAACTGTAGATTCCGATGGTGACGCTGGTGACGGTGGTAATGGAGGTAACGCAGGAGGTGCTGTAGACGGCGGTGGCGCTGGTACTGACGGAGACGGTGTAGACACAGGCGACGGCGGGGAAGCTGGTGGTGGGGACAGTACCGGAGTAGCAGACGGCAGTGGTGCAGGTGCTGGAGAAGGCTCAGGGACTGGGGAAGGAACAGGTACTGGAGAAGGAACTGGAGAAGGCTCAGGGACTGGAGAAGGCACTGGAGAAGGAGAAGGCTCAGGGACTGGCGGCGGATCAGGTGGTATGCTTTCTGGTGACAGTGGCAGTAGTATTGGGCAGGGATACATGGGAGGCTTCAACTACAACTTACCTCAGTTTGTGCCTGTAGCTTATCAGCCTAAAGATTATGACGTTGAGCTTAATCGAATCATTAATCAAAGTTTGTTTAAAGGAATGATCTAATGAATTATTTAGATTTAGTTAACAATGTGCTAAGAAGACTACGAGAAACGGAAGTTACTTCTGTACAGTCCAATGCTTACAGTAAACTCATAGGAGACCTAGTCAACGACGCTAAGAACCTTGTGGAAAGCTCGTGGGACTGGTCTATGCAGCGTAAATTAATAGGTTTTTTTGTAAGCACACAAACGCAAGACTTTGTTTTATTAGGGTCAGGAGAAGCTCCTAAAATACAGAGCATAATTATAGGGTACGAAGGAGAAGATTTTCTAGGCGGAAAAGGAACTAATTTTTTAACGTACATAGACCAAGTATCTATGGAAAAAAAAGTTAGAATGGAAAGGTCTCAAAACGTACCTGCCCCTTTAGGACTTCCCTTGTACTATACACTTAATGGCATTGATTCAAACAGAGACACTCAAATATCAGTTTATCCTGTTCCTGATACTGGTTACTTTGCATATGCACAGGTTTTTAAAGCACAAGCAGACTTAGTCAATGATACAGACAAACTAGAAATCCCTGTCATGCCTGTGTTACACCTTGCAGTAGCTTTTGCTTCACGAGAACGAGGAGAAACAGGTGGTACTTCTACTCAAGAATACTTTACTATGGCTAACAAGTACCTTTCGGATGCTATTGCGTTAGACGCAGCAAATGCGCCGGAAAAAACTATCTTTTATACACCATAAGGTACACGTATGGCACAAGAAATAAAAAGTATTACTCTTGTAGCGCCTGCTTTCAAAGGTATTAATACCGAAGATTCGCCTTTAGCTCAAGACCCTTCTTTTGCGGAAAGCGCGGACAACGCCATTATCGACAAAAGAGGGCGTATTGCTGCACGTAAAGGACTCAGTGTTTTAACTACGGATAAAACTGAGTTAGGCACTGGAAACTTACGAGCAATAAAGGAGTTTAGGGACAACTTAGGTAACACCAAAATATTCTCAGTGGGTAACAACAAAATACTCAGTGGCACAACTGTGTTGGCTGATGAAACACCGGGTAGCTACACGATCACTTCAGATAACTGGAAGATAGTCAACTTTAATGACAATGTTTATTTCTTCCAGAGAGGCTATGAACCTTTAGTTTATAATAATACTGGAGGCGCTGTAGTTAAACTTAGTACAGTAGCAGGAGCAGCAGGTGTTGTTGCTGCAATGTACGGCAATGAAGTCCTAGCAGCCTACGGTAGACTCTGGACTGCAGACTTTACTACTGATAAATCTACTGTGTACTGGTCTGACCTTTTGATTGGCCATGACTGGACAGGAGGAACATCTGGTTCCATAAATTTATCAAAAGTATGGCCTGATGGTTTTGACGAAATTGTAGCACTGGCTGCACATAATAATCTTTTGATTATCTTTGGAAAACACAGTATCGTAGTGTACGAAGGTGCTGACTCTCCTGCTACTATGAGATTAGTAGATACTATTGCAGGAGTAGGTTGCGTAGACAGAGACACTGTGCAGTACACAGGAACAGACGTTTTATTTTTATCTCAAACTGGTCTCAGAAGCTTCGGTAGAACTGTACAAGAAAAATCAATGCCTATGAGCAGTCTGTCGGGGACAATTACTACGGACATTATTAGACTGATTAGAGAAACCGGAGAAATCTTCAGGTCCGTGTACCACCCAGAAGAAAGCTTCTACTTAATAACTTTTACTAATCAAGCAATAACCTTTTGTTTCGACGTTAGAGGTACTTTGGAAAACGGGGCTTATCGAGTTACTCGCTGGCCCGGCACAGGCTTTACTTGTTATGGACGCAAGGACAACGGAGACTTGCTTATAGGTAGTCGTTTTGGAATTGGGCAGTACACAGGGTACAAAGACAACAGTCTTCCTTACCGCTTTAAGTACTTTAGTCCTGAGCTGACTTTCGGTGACGCTTCTAAACTTAAGTTTTTAAAAAGACTCAGACCAACACTGGTAGGAGGCAGCGGTGCAGACGCTATTTTTACGTGGTCCTATGACTTTGGAACTTTGTTTAGCTCTGCTGAAGTAGGGATTAGAAGTCAAGGAAGGTCTGACTTTAATTTATCTGAGTACCCTGTGTACTCTGAGTTGTCTGGTTATGGCATTTCGTCTACAGGTGACGTTGACATAGGAGAAGTTGTAGTTGTAAACAAGTTCTTAGGGGACTTTACTTCTGCTCCTACTATCGGCTCTGGGGGAGGTGCTTTGTTAGAAGGAGATAGCTACTTCGACACTGCTGCTGATATTTTTTATGTGTACATAAGTAGTGCTTTTGTCGATTTAGACACTTTAGTTCCTGCCAGTGTCGGAGAGTTTTCTGACGGAGAACTTGTTTCTAGGAACGCCATAAACGCTAACGGCAGTGGTTCAACTATTACCATTGGCTTAGAAGCAGACATAAATGGGCATGAGTTGTCTATACAGGACATCAACGTACTTGCATTAATAGGTAAAACATTATGAGTTATTGTGAAAAAAGTTTTGAAAGGGAGATAAACTAATGGATCTTAAAGAAATTTTAGAGTCTATAGGCGGTGCAGGAAACGCAGTAAATACTGCTGCTGCTTTAGGATTAGGCACTGCTGGTTTAGCCCTTGCTGAAAAAGGGTACAGTGATTTAGGAGACATTGGAGAACGAGCATACGCCGGTTTAGCAGGAGAAGGAGGTCTCGCGGAACAACTCAGTGGGATGCTTGAGTTCCAACCGTACACTGTTACTTCTGCTACTGGTGGTCAGTTCGGCATGACTCAGGACCCTACTACGGGCCAAATGACGTACCAAATGGCTACTTCTCCTGAAGAACAAGCTCTACAGCAGCAGACATTGGCTAATGCGGGTATGTTCTTTAATCAAGCAGCTATGCCTGTAGACCAACGAGAGCAGGACATATTTCAACGCATGAGGACAGCGATGTCTCCTGAAGAGGAACGTCAGCGTTTAGAAATGGAGCAGCGTATGGCGGCTCAGGGACGCTTAGGTGTCCGTACGGCTCAGTTTGGTGGCACACCTGAACAACTAGCGTTGGCTAAGGCGCAGGAAGAAGCCAGAAATACCGCTATGTTGAACGCTATGCAGTTTGCAGGACAAGAGCAGCAACGTCAGGCACAGCTAGGAACAGGCATGTTGTCTGCTGGCTACGTACCACAAGCACAGCTTCTATCTGCTTTACAGCCCGGAATGACTGCAGCAGAACGCCAGCGTCAGTCCTTGTCAGAACAAGCGGGAGCATATGGACAGACGTACGCTTCAGGCTTACAAGGGCTTCTTTCGTCAGCTTTGGGTCAGGCTAATATTGCTGGAGGAGTCGGTGGTAACATCACTCGTGCAGCACTTGGTGGCTTGTTCGGTTAATAAGGAGAACACATAATGGCTACATTTTCAGAAGGGTTTTTGTCTCAACTAGGCAGACCCGCGATGTCACAAAGCTTGTTTGACTTAGGTTCTGCTATTGGTGGTGTTCCGGGTCAGATGAAGCAGCAGCGAAAGCAGCAAGAGTTTAACCAATTGATGCAGCAGATACAGGGCGCACAAGGCTCTGGAGACTTCACAAGTATGAAGATCTTGGCGCAGCAGTTGGCTCCTTCGAACCCACAAGAAGCTGCTAAGGTGATGCAGGCTGCTACTGCTCTTGAAGAAAAAGCAACAAGAGTTTCAGCAGGGAGAGACTTGTTAAGCGGTGTTCCTTTACAAATGAGACAGGGTGCAGGAGCTTTGGCAGATCAAGGTCTTCTTGAACAAGCTCTGGAAGCTCGTAATTTAGCTCAGACTAGACAAGTAGAGCTGGGGGAACAAACTCTGGCAAAAGTTGCGGGTGCTAGTGGGGCGAGAATTAGTGAACCTAAGAATCGAGAAAGGTTTTTTAGACTTGCTAAAGCCTATCAAGTACCTACAGAAAAAGCTTTTGAAATATACAACCAGTTTGCTACTACTGCTGGTGGAGATAAGACAACAAAAGGTGAAGTAGTTATTAGAGACAGCCAAGGAAACCTGTTTACACGAGCTACTCAGTATAATAAACAAGGTCAGGCTAACGAAGTTCTTCTTCCTTTTCCAAACTCCCCTGAAAAACCAGTGGGCGCTTTGACTATTGTCTCAGGAACAACCGGGGGAGGGTTTTTTGATAGGTCTGGGGAAGCAGGCAGAACTACTGTAGAACAGGAGTTTAACAAAGTAAGGGTAGAAGCCGTTGTTCAACTCCCTTCTTTTCGACGAACTGCTAAGAACATAAGAGAATCTATTGATTTGCTAGAGTCCGGTGACGTTACAACTGGTGGTTTTGTCCGAAGAATGTCTAGAGGTCTTGTTGACTTTTTAGGAAAAACACCTAAAGATATAGGGGAGTTTGAGGCTAGACTAGGAGACATTGTTTTAGCAAAATTAGAAAACTTCCCCGGATCTATTTCTAACCAAGAACGAGACTATCTAGTTGAACAGATAGGAAACTATCAAGCTAGTGGTGAGAGCAACTTAGGAAGATTAAAATTTCTGTTAGAACAGGCAGAAGACTTGATGCAAACGGCTATAACATTAGGATCTGCTAAAGACTTTTCTTCTTATCAACAATCTTTAATGCAGCCAGACCTTAGTTTTATTCCTGAAGCAGAAAGGCAAGAAGCTATGGAGGCTTTCCAGAGAGGCGAAGTGTCTGTCCAAGAGCTAAGAGGTATGTACTAAATGGCTAATTTTCAAGAACGACTAGCGTTGTACAGACAGCAGCAGGAAGAAGAGGAAACAACAGGGACTCTTTCTCCTTTTCAAAAAAGGGTTCAACAACATAGGGCGCAAAACCCGACCCTTGGCAAACCTGAAGTAGAAGAAGAGGCAGGCCCTACGTGGCTCCAGAAGAACTTAGATGTCCCCGGAGGAGTGGCTGGTGGTTTAGCTGGGGCAGGCGCTGGTTTTATGGTAGGTGGTCCTCCGGGTGCTGTCATAGGCGGCATTGCTGGGGGTGCTCTTGGAACAGGAGCAGGGACTGTAGTCTCAGAAACCCAGTTCAAAGAGTCTGAGGAAATAGATGCTTATACTTTAGCGGTTGAAAACGCTTTATGGTCTATGGGTTTTGACATGGTTACTTTAGGTTTAGCTTCTAAAGTAAAGCCTATGTACTACGCAGCTAAACACAAGATGGGTCTCAGTGCGGAACAAACAGCTAAAGAAGTTGTTGAGGGTGCTTACGGAGCAGGAAGTAGAGAGTCTTTACAAGCATCTCAAGCTATACTTAATCAAGGAGGTGCAACCCTTTTACCTTCTCAAGTACGATCTAGCGGCTTAGAAAACTTTAAAGAACGTATTGCTTCCGTTGGTTTAATCTCTAGACAAACTATGGAAGACAACTCAAGGGCTGTAAACGAAGTAGTACAAGACGAACTTACTACTTTAATCAACCGGAACGCACCGGGAATGGACGCAGACCCTTATGTTATGGGAGAAGCTTTTTACTCTCTTATTAAAGCAGGGGAAGACGCAGTACAACAGTCGTACCTTAAGGGCCTAGACGAAATAAAGACAAACCTCGGTGTGGGCTTAGGACAGCGGGTAGACGCTGCTACTATCTTAGATCCTGTTACTAAGTACTTAAAAAATAAAAAGGGAGAAGCAGTAGACGAACTGAGTCCAGAATCAATAGACTTCTTGAATCAACAGTTGTCTAGGCTTCGGAGTTTACCGGAGGGTACTTTCCCGGTGTCTGAGCTAATTACTTTAGACAAGTCGTTTACTCAGCGAGTGACAGCTAAATTTGGCCCCGAAGGTGCAGAAAGAAACGCTGTTGTGCAAGCAGAGCTGGCAGACGTAGCTACTCAGATGCGTGGGGCCATTTATGACGCTATGGTTAAAGTTAGCCCAGATGCGGCAGAGTCCTACAAAACTTTAAAGGCTGCTTACGGAGAAGGTATAAACGCCCTGTATCCAAAGATTAACAAGGGCTTTATAAGGGCTGCTAATCAAGGGAGCTATCTTGGTTTAGGGAGCTTAGCGGCTAAAGCGACCAACTTAAATCAATTACAGGCGCTTAGAAGTAGTTTACAGACAGCTTTTAAAGAAGCTTCTAAAGACTCAACCGATGCCTTACCTTTTGGTTCAGCAAGTGAGATAGACGAGTTGTTCAAAAGAGGTTTCTTGTCTTCTAGACTTTCTTCCATTTTTAACGAAAAGTTTTTAATCACTGACTTAAAGTCCTTGGCTAACAAGCTGGACATTCCCGCTGAAAACGCGAAGTTTAGGTACATCTTAGGGAAAGACTACGGGCGTTTTAGACAGACGATGAACATTGTCCTAGAAGCTTCTGAATCAGCATCAGGGGACTTTGGCATCCTGATGCTAAGAAGCGCAGAAGCAGGAGGTGTTAGAGGCATCGCTGGTCAGCTCGCGTCTGCGGCTACTGCTGGTGGTGCCGCTGCTGCTGGCTTTGTTTCCCCTGCTCCTGTACTTGCTGCCGGTGCTGCTGCTTTATTTATACCACAAGTTTTTGCTAAAATTGCTACCAATCCAGCCTACATAAATAGGCTAATAGCCTTAACTGGTAAAAAATCTCAAGGAGTAGAAGCAACTTCGGTAGCTGCACAGCTTCTAGTTGCTGACGTTTTTTACTCAATGGCTGACGAAGAAAAGAACGAAATGATGCGGTACTTGTCTGAAGTTGCAAAACAAGGGATGGAATAATATGGGAATGTTGGCAGACATAAAAAGAAACTTTCAAACAGCGGTTGACAGACAAGACCAAGAAGGGCAAATGTACGACAGAGGAGAAATTAATCCTCTACAGTACGGCTTAAGGACCGCTGGTAACGCTGTCGATGCTACTCTTGGGAATGTTGTGGGAACAGCTACTGACTATTTAATTCCTGACGAAGTTGAGCAGTACGTAGGAGAAGCAATAATGGACACTGCTCCAGCGCAGTACGCTATGGAATTAGCCCAGCGTTACCCTGAGCAAGCAAGAGACCTTTCTGCTGGCTTGTCTATAGCTGAGGCTGTTCCTTTTGTAAGAGGCATTACAACAGCAGCAAAAGCAGGAAGACGTGTAGATGAGCTTACTGGGGAAGACTCTGGAAAGGGGATGCTTCTTGGGTCTGCTAATAACGTGATTCCGGGGTACTACAGTCCTCAACAGACAGCCTCAGTTGCAGCTTGGCTTCCTAGTCAAATAACAGGAACCGTGAGAGATATGGCCTCTCCTGCTTCTAGGGCTAAATACAGAGAACAAGGAATAACTACTTCTTCCCAACAAATAATGAAAAGAGCTAGGGAAGGGTCAAAAAGTAAGCTTTAGACTTTGATTTATAATTTACCTCTTTTTAAATCATTGAAGGGAAGCAAAAACATAGAAAAAGGTGTCCCAAGAGCAATAGCTCAAGGTCAGTACTTAGGCAGGATACATGCCCAATCGGGAAGACAAGGTGGTTCTGACCTTCTGGGCGAGATAATGAGACGGTCAGACGTTGCAGAAACAGTGGACTATTACTTTGGAGCTTATGCTGACTCAGTTAGAAACAATAGACTAAAGCCTTACCCAAAAGACTCCGCAGGCAAGCCAAAGAAGATGCCAATTCAAATGTCTAATGAAGATTTAGATTTTATTGAAGACCATTTTAGCAGGGTTTGGACCGAGCCTTCACAAAGGTTGGGAGGAGGTCCAGAGGTTTCTTTTAGAGACGCAGAAACTCCTATACTAGCCATTAAAAACCCCGGAGACGGTAGATCTTATACCGGAAGACACCACATGGATGTGCTGCACAAAGCTCCTTTTGTTACTAAGGTAAAACAGATTTTCAAAAACAGAGACAATGTTTCTGCTGACGAGCTGTTCTCTTTGTTGAACGCGGAAGCAGCAGTATCACAGGGTTTAAAAGAAGCAAAATTCAGATATTCTGTTGCAGGACAAGCAGCAGACGGGGGAGTGTGGATAACTGGGTCTCGTCCCGGTTCTGCTATAACAGAAGGTGGGATAAATTACTTAGTCAAAGTAACTAGAGACGGTAAACTAATAGGAGTTATGTCAGACGAGCATAACTTGTTTGAAGGCATAGCCGGTAAGATACAGGAGAAGACTCGTGGCACTGTGCCGACTCTTAACGCAATGAAACACCTTATTCCCAACAGGTTAATTGCAGTTACTCCTCCTATGATTAGAGACCTTAAAGGTCGTTCTGATTACCAACACCCTACAGGCAAGAGCGACGGAAGACCTTACGGAGAAGTTGTAGACGAGATTATAGACTTCAAGCCTAGCGATGCGGTTTTAAAAGCGGAACAACAAAGACAACGTGGTATGCTAACTACTGCTGCTTCTGCTGCTGTAATGGGACAGACTCAGGGAGAATAAAGGGGTCACTTAAGACCCCCAGTTCACTCTAGATCTCGCAACTGTTGCCAACACAGGCCAACTGCTGCGACCCCTCCGTCATGTCAGAAGCCTCTGAGATGTTCCAGTCGATAGCCTTGGGAAAAGCCTTGTTGACTAACGATTGGTACGTCTCTGGGTCCACTGGCTCATAGGGTGCCTGCTGGTACGTATGTTCTGAGTAAGGTAGAAAGCTTATGCCGCTAACCTTGTCGAACTTGTTGTACAACCACTGCCCCACCTCTAGGAACTCATCGTCCCTGTAGTAGCAAGTCATGGACGGCTTGTGTTCACACCAGTAGTCCTGATACATCTCCCATAACTCAAGCTGCTCCATAGCACCCATGTCCGTAGCCACCACAGCCTTCTTAGGAGACTTAATGGGGAACGAGAAGACCTTAGTAGTAGAAGAAGTCACGTCTAGCTCCACAGGGACTCCTGCGGCCTCTAGGACAGCACACAAGGGGTCTCGTGCGTCTGCTCTTACTCGTCTAATGTATTGCTCAGCATATCTAGGGTGGATGCCAGACGCGCTGTCAACCAACTGAGATACAGTACCGGAAGGCTTAACAGCAGTAATGGCAGTGCTAACATTGATGCCAAGGCGTTTAGCCCAAACACGGTTAGTTTCAATAGCTTCCTCTTTAAGCTGCGTGAGCCAGTACTGTAGATCTGCACGATTTTTCCTCCCTGACATAACTGGATGGTCCATGATGCCGGTTAGTGACACCCCTAGTAACGCTTCTTCTTCTGTGTTGTCCTTCCAGATCTTACGCAAGTACCTGAAGTCAGTCAGGGTTGCCTGTAGAGTCCCTAAGATAGCAGCAGCGCGTACCTTAAGTCGCAGGCTTTCCAAGGTGTCATTGGCCCGAACCACTACTTCCGACAAGTTACAGAACTGGTAAGGTCTCAGGATAATCTCTGAGCATGGGTTAGTCCCGAAGTCAAAGGTAGCGTCCCTACGTCCATTCTTTTCAGCCTGACGCTGACTAGCGACACGACTAAAGACACCTCGTTCTCCTGAGCGTGACTCGTACAGAGACTTCCACTCGTTCAAGAAGGCTTCAAAGTCAGGCTTCTCTGTGTAGCAGGCGGAGTTGTTAGCCAAGCCACGCTGGGGATTATCTACCCACCACTGTCCTGACTTGCTTCGACGTATCCTATCGTCAGTGAGGTTACTAAGACTGATGAGAGCACTTCTTCTAACTCCTCCGACAACGACGATCTGTGCAATTTTACAGCATAAATCGTGGCACTCAATGGAGCTAAGTCTTCGACCTCTAGCGGCTCTGAAAATATCAACCGTGAACTGAAACAGATCAACAAGAGGTTCTGGACCAGACGCTCGACCTCCGAAAGTCTTAAGGGCTGCCCCCGCAGCTCTAACTCCAGACACGTCCCACTTTGGAACTTGACCGCTAAAGAGCATTGCGATAAGTTCTCGGTATGCCTTAGCCCATCCAATTTTGCTGTCAGCGACGTGTATAACGGTATCTGTATCATGGAACTCCTCAGCTACTTCAGGTAGCTTACTAATGTACTGTCGTTCGACACTGAAGCCCACCCCAGTTCCACACATGAGGATGTACATCATTTCGTCGAAAGCTTTAGGGTGGTCGATAGGTAGATAGGAGCAGTTAAACCCAGCTACATTGTCTCTGTCCAAGGCTTCCCCGGCAGTCATAAGCGCCCTCATGCTGGGCATCACGCCTAAGTCATGCACAGGAACGTAAAGCTCCAAGGCTTCCTTCTCCGTGAGTTTACCCTTTGAAACCCAGAAGTCCAAGTAACGGTTCACGGTCTCTTCCCATGTCTCCCGGCGTTGTTCTTCCGGTATGTACCGAGCGTACCTAGACTTGTGTATGTACTGTTGATATGCGTCCATCATAATTCGTATTCTCCTCCAGTTAATAGCGACAGTTTTAGCTGGTCCAGTAAGAAAGCTAGTTCGTACGTGTCCATGTTAGTTGAAACCATGATGTACTCTTCGGACTTAATGATGCAAAAGGCGTCATCGTAGTTCTCTAAGTCTTCATTGTCCATTATGAGTTTAAACACTTGGGGTACGCTAATCCTGTCTGTGTCCTGCTTGTTTCCTCCGAAAGCCCCTTGTATCACTTTCATTCCAGTGCCTCCTGTTCCTTGACCATCTTGTTTAAGTACCACTGAGCCTTCCGTAAGTCCTGTAAGCCATTCTTGTATCGCCACCTGTGTAAATATTTTATCACGTTGCCTTCGCAGTACTCAATTATTCCTTCTCCTAGCTGCTGCTTAATGTAGTCAATGGCCTCTGTGCCGCCTTGGTTGTAGTGCTTTGGTTTACTAACTGCGTCCCATTCTTCAGGTGTCGCTAGGTCAATACTCATCTTCGTCCTCCTCTTCAAATGCTAACTCCTCGGCAAAGTACTCCAGTCTGTTTATCAGTTTGTCCTCGAACCTGTCCAGAAGCTCCTCAGAGGTTATCTCCAGTGTTTCCAAAAAGTCTTCAGGATCGTAGGTCCGTAGCAGACGTTCCTTAATTTCTTCCATTGTTAGAGACATCTTCTATCAACTCCTCTAGCGTATCTAATGTGTACCACGGGAACCCCTCTTTCTCACACCATTCAGACATTGTCATCTTAGCACCCTTTCTTACTTTCTTGTTTGGACCCATGAGTACAAACACAAGTCTCTGGTAGCTCTCTAGGCTGTCCCTGACTGCTTTGTACTTCTGAGTGTCCCCTTCCCTGAAGAACCCCTTACACTCCACCAGCGTGTCACTAGCCATGTGTACAAAGTCTGGCTTGTAGTTACGGTGGATGGTGTAAGGGACCATATAAGGCTCGTACTCGAAGCCCTCCAGTACCTTTGCAGTCTCTTCCTCAAAGACACTACGAAACTTCGATTTCTTGGACCTTCGGCTCATTGAATACCTCTACTAAATAGCGTGGACCTGATGAATATGCGAACCCTCTTACGGCAGGCCAGCACTGTTTTTTGTAAGAGCAGTAGGAGCATCCGATAGCGAGTTTCTGGTTGCCACTTTTTCCATCTGCGATAGGCTTGTAGCATACTTCGGGTGGTTCCTCCTGCTCCACTAGCTTTTTTATGCGTTCAATCCTTTCTTCTATATCATAAGAGATCAGGTCGTACACAGGAGCTTGTGTGTCCTCTGAGTCGTACAGAAGGTACGTCAGGTGTCCATTCTGTTTGTCCATTGCCAGCCAGCCAAACTTGGTTTCACCTTCTGAGTGAGCGTAGCCCTTGATCTGCCCTATGTACCCAAAAGGGTCGTCGTAAGCCAGAGTCCCTTCCTTGAACTTCTTAAAACCGAAGGTGGAAGTAGACTTCACGTCAGTCACAATCCCGTCGATCCTACAGTCCATAGACCCCTTGATGCCATTGACCTCACACTTCTTCTGCTCATCTGTCACCTTGTGACCAGCAGCTCTTGTGAGGAACAGTAGCAGTTCTTCAATGAGATGACCGTAGAGGAACTTGACGTAGGTATTAGGAGTCAAGTCTTCTCCCTTGTCCACGTCGTTGTACACATTCCACAGGAAACGCTCATCGCGCCCAATGTTAGACATACGAAGCTTACGCGAGTCGTCTCGGACCTCTGTGAACTCCTTACGCATAAGGTCCTTCACGTTCTCACCGAACAGCTCGATGCAACTCTCGATGTCTACTCCTTCGGCTACCTCTTTGGTAGACACTAGGCTGTAGATGTCGCTCACTAGGTTGTACGTGTTTTTCATTCTAAATGCTCCACCCATCTTAATTTGCGTGTGTCAGGATCGAAAGCAAGAAAGACTACTCCTAGTTTTTTCTGTTCTTCGGACCTTGAGTTTCGTACCGTCCTGCCGTTGTTTTTTGTCCTGCGGTCCATACGTAATGTCTTTACATCTACCAAAATTGTCTCTCCTTCTTTGATAGCAACCATATCTATAGGGCCATTACAACCTGCGTTTTTAAAAACTTCGTAGCCTTTGTCCCATAACCAAGTTATAGCGTAGTACTCAGCGATGTCTCCTTTTCTTGCAGAGGTTTCTAGTATTTTCCTTACTCTGATACCGTCTTCATCAACTTGTGCCTCTCTCATCAGTGTGTCTCCGCCCATGTTGTTCCGACTTTGTACTCTCCGTCCAACGGACATCTGAGATTAAACTCCAGACCCGCCGCCTTGAGACACTCGACTGCGAGCCAACCGAACTTCTCTGCGTCTTTCTCTGCAACTTCCGACTGGACTTCATCATGTATATTCCCTATAATTTTG